GTCGACGACATCAGCAGTATCAGATCAAGCGGCCGCATCGCATTTGTAGCTTTCGTACACGTGCTTGGCCCCGTCCACGACCTTGATGAACGGCTTGAAATTCTCCACATCCTCGGTGAGTTCATTGAGCGTGCCGCGAATCATCATGCCTTCGAGAGCGGCCAGCCCGCTGTCACCGTACCTCACGAGAAAGTCGAGGAACGATTTCGGGCCGAAGCCTGCAGCTCCCTTATATTCATTGCCGTCACCGATCAGCGCCTTGTAGACCGGAACGTACCTGCAGGGGAACGGGCCGTACTTGTTGTCTTTCGTAATGCGCCCGTTCTGGAACAGCGACACACGGTCGTTGATGAGCGTGGTCATGTCGCCGTCCACGGTGAGGATGACCATCTCACCCGGCAACTTACGGGCCAAGTAGGCGAGGATGTCATCTTCTTCCACACCGTCCTGCGTCACGACTTGAGCACCAATGTCACCGAACGACTTGAACAGAACCTCTTTGCATCTGGCGAACTGTTCATAGGCTTGCGGCGGACGCGAGTCGCGGCCCATCTTGTACTGGCCGTAAATCGCCTTCCGTCGTGCCGTGCTCAACTTGCCGGCATGAACAAAGATCACGTTCTCCGGGCCTACACCAGACTCACGCATGGCGTGCAGGAGTTGGTCGGTCGCCTGCTCGACGCCAAACTGCCAACCGTTGACGTACACCGTCTTTCCTTCATGCTCGACTCCCCTCCCGAACTCTTCGTCCGTTCCGCGAAGGAGGGAGAACCAGATCAGGCTTGGGGTATCCACAAGCAATCTCATCGCGACATCCTTTCCGTAATCCGTTTGAAATTCCACCAAGAGATACCCACGAGGTCGGCGAGCAGGTAGCCGGCGACCAGTGGGGCACACAAGAACTTGAGAATGCAGCCGCCCATGACCTGGAGCATGGACCAGCCCATGTTCAGCATCAGGTGCAGGACCGTGACGAAGAAGAAGGGCAGGACCAGGAGACGGATCGCCCACTCCGGCAGATCGACAGGTTCGACGCAGCGAAACGCGTCTCCCATACGGCGAATCGCTTCCTCGCGCATGACTCTATGAGCGTCCCAGTCCACGGCGCTCCTCCCTTTTCTCTTTGTGGGTTTGACAGGCGATGCAGCGGATACGCCCCATCATGAGGCGCGCCGAGTTCAGTTCATCGTCACACTCTACGCACGTTGTTGTGGGCCAGGACCCGTCAGGGTTTGGCACCTGCTCCGGCGCAGCCTTGGCCCGGACAGCGGCCTCGGAGCGTCGGTTGTGCAGGTCCTGCATATGGCTTGCAGCATCGAGCGGGTCCGTGAACCTGCACGTTTCTTCTTCTGGGAAGGTTTCACTCACTGCACTTGCTCCTTGCAAACTCGATGCGTTGTGCCGCCAACTCGACGTTGGCAGGGTCGATGTCGATGCCGACGAAGTCTCTACCTTCGAGGACGGCCGCTTTACCCGTTGAACCTGACCCCATGAACCCGTCCAGGACCAGGCCACCTTCTGGCGTCACGAGCCTGACCAGGTAGCGCATCAGTTCCGTGGGCTTCACAGTCAGGTGTCTGTTCAAATCCTCGACCCCCTCGTTGCGGTCCGTCTTGTTGGCCTTGGCGCAGTAGAAGAAGCGAGCCGCGCTCAGGTCGTCGCCGTCGTCGTAGCCCGTGACCTTGTCGCAGCCAGAGAACCCCCACCCTTTGGCCTGCAACCGATCAACTGTCTCGGCGCTGGCCTTGACTCGATGCGGTTTACAGCCGGGATTGTTGGTCGGGAACAGGGCCGTGACCGCGTCGCTTCCGTCGTGGATGATATTGGCGGGATAGCGTCCGACCTCGTTCGGGACGTAGGCAACTCGCTCACGCTTTCCATAAGTAGTCAAGGTGGTCGAACCCTCATCACCATCCACGCCGTACTCGACACGATCACCTTGAGGGCGAGACACCCTGCACTCTTCAATGTTCAACTTGGCACCCTTGCCGGGTTTCCGGGCAACGATGATAGGCTCATGTGCAGGTTTCAACCCTCCGGACTTCGGCATCCCCTGCCCGTACATCCAGGCGATGGCGTCGCGAATCTCGAAGCCCGCATCTTCGATGTTGCAGGCCATGCGGTGTTGGGTTCGTGTCCCCGCGAATGCCAACAAATACCCTCCAGGCTTGAGCACTTGCCAATGTGCTTTCCAGTCTTCAACTGTCGGAATGCTGTAGTCCCACTTGGCGTTCATGAACTTCAGTCCGTAGGGCGGGTCGCAGACGATGCTGTCGACGATGTCCGCTTCAAATCGAGAGAGAATGTCCGCGCATGGACCGATGTAAAGGTAGGTTTCACTCACACCAACTCCTTCTTTTCCAAGTCCAGGATCAGTTCGCGGAGACACTCGATCATCAGCTTCGCCTGCTCCTTGCACATGACCACGGTCGTCTGGACTTTGTCCTTGTCTTCCCAATCCCGGATCTCGATCAGGCCAAGTCCCTCGCGGTCTTTACCGACTTCTATGCGCTCCCCGTCGCAGCCCCAGATTTCGTACACTTTCTCGACCGTGTAGGCGTTCATGCCAAACTCCCCCATTGTTGTGCCATTGCTTCAGCAACCCCTTGATATGTGCGACTGCGCTCTTTCCAGCGGTCAGGACCGGGAGACATTCGATGTACGCGCGCTTCTCTTCCCTCGACCACATTCGCCGGCACCAACTTCGGCAAGCCTTTCAGCCACAGGCACGTCGCTTTGGTTTCTCCATGTCCAAACATCCACGGTTGGATGATCTGGTCGGGCTTTCTGATTCGTGTCGAAATGACGCTGATTGGGTTCTCCAGTGCGATTCTCGGAATCGGAGCATCGAGCAGTGTCTGGACAAAGATCAGGGCTTCGGCCTGCTCCCGGACCTTGTCCTTGAACCACCGACTTCCACTCACGGCCAGGTGAGTGCAAGGAGGGTGGGCGATCATCATGTCCCAACCCATGTGCAACAACTCGGTGACATCGCCTTGATGGTGAGGACCATCAACTTCGGTGGGAAGGAAATCGCAACTCATTGCATCATGTCCAAGAGCACGAAAAGCGTCACGCACTCTGCCGCTGTACTCACAGGCAACAAGGACCCTCATGCCAAACTCCTCACGATTCTGTCAACTTCAGCGTGCATGTCGGATACAGAACCTAGGTTGTCGATGGTGTAGTTGACCGGGAGCGTGATGCCGGCCTCGCTCTTGTGCTGGCCCGCAGCCCCTTCCAGCCCAGTCCCCCGAATGACGCGAATGATGACGCCGCCGAATGAGCGAATCTCGTTGACTTCGTTGTCGAAGCGCACGTCAGGGACAACGACGTGGTCGGTGTCCATGAAGTGGCCGTAGCTCAAGCGCCACCGCTTGACCCAGAAGTCTTCGCCGAACTTCTCTTTGAAGGAGTCGCCGATTTGCTGGTACATCTGGCGAGGAGCGATGCCCCAGTACGGGATGACGACATCCTTCAGTTCGTCGCCGAGTTGCGCTTGCGTCAGACCGAACGCTTGTTGCGCCGCCAGCTTGAGCGGGTCAGCCAGGGCAATCCGTGTGAACTCGTAGCGAGTCCAAAGGTGCTTGGCGACGGTGTCTTTGCCGCTGCGGGCCAGGCCCGTGATTCCGATCAATTTCATTGTGCTCTTTCTTGTAGTTGTTGTTTGAGTTCGTCGATCTGGTTCTGCACTTGCTGCTTGAGGAACTTCCTGACAGTGGAAACCTTCCAGTAAAGCCTCCGAGACGTGCTGCCTCGCCTGCGCATGTTGACCGTGCTGTCGTGAGACTCGAACCTCTCCAGGTCTGGCTTGGGGAAGGTCCCTTCGGAAACCCGGTTTGTCACCGTCATCCTGCACACCCCAAGCAGCTTGGCAATTTCAAGCGATGTCAGCAGCGCATCGTGCTTGGCTATCAGCAACCACTCTGGAGGTTCAGGAATCTTGTTCGGCTTTCTTCCCATGGTTCTTCATCCTCAATTTGTGAAAGTAGTCGTACATCAGGTTGATGTACTTCTGGCGCTGCCACTCGTTCGGGTTGACGAGACGCGACACGATGTTGCCGAACTTTGAATTGAACCCGGCCTTGGTCATGTACTTCGGCACCAACGCCGGATACAGTTTGCCGAGCGGGTCTTCCTCTTGCGACAAGATCAAGGACAGGGCCTTGATACGCAGCTCGGTCGGCGGCACGAAGATTTTGGCGTGCGAGATACGGCGGAAGTTGAACTTCGGACGGCCGATGGCGAGAGCGATCAGGGCCTTGTCCACGTTCTTCCCCTGCCTGCGAGCCTCCCGATACAGCTTGCACATGTCCGGACTCTTGCTCTCGACGTGCTTCGTCTCGGTCAGGATTTTCATGTGGTCGGCGGCGATCTTCATGCCGTCACAGAACCGGCTGTAGACGATGCCGTCGATGATGCCGTAGGCCACGTCGTCGTGATGGACCATGAGGGATGTCGGCGTAACTTCCAGCCTAGCCCCGTTGGCGTTGCCAAGGCAGTAGAGCAGGCGCACCGTCTGCTCGCCCACATCGCTGGCATGGGTCACGAAGTCGACCACGTCTTGCGACGACTTCGAGAGCAGGTCCTGGACGCTGTCCCCGTCACCGGGATTCTTCATTGGCCACAGCCAACTGTCGAACGCGTCCTCGGTCTGCGCTCCGTTTCCCGGTACGTGGGGGGCCATCACGTCGCGCAGCTTGTGGTCCTCGAACATGATGTCGTTGAGCAGCGGTAGGGTCTGGTACACCACACGCTTGCGGGGCCAGACCTCGATCTTGTAGGCGTGCCTCAGCAAGAAGGCGATGCGGTTGATCAGGGGTTGTGCCGGGTCCATTACAGCACCTCACGGATGGCGGCTTCCTCTTTGCTCAGGTCACGGTTGTTCGCGTCGTCCTCGTTGAACCCATTCGGGAAGCGCGCCATCAGCTTGGCGAAGTTCGCAGAGAGGATGTCGTCCCATGACAAGCCGAACATGACCACGATCCAGTTCAGGTAGAACATGACATCACCAACTTCTTTGAGAACATGCTGCGTGTCGAGCGGTGCCTTGTGAAACACGTGCTTCTTCAGGTGATCGACGAGTTCCCCCACCTCTCCGCAAAGCCCCATGGATGCGTTGGCAATAGCCAGGTCGCCTTCCAAGGTGCGGATGGTGCGGAGGGATTTCTTGCTGTATTCGTTGAGTTCCATTCTTATCTTTCTTATCATCGGAAAAAGCCCGGAACAAGTCCGGGCGGAAGGGTGGAGCAGCGTTCTGTTACGCCTTCAGATCAACTCTGAGGTTGTACTCTTTGAGAAAGCCGGCAATGGCTTTCATGGCCGTGCCGTAGTGCGGGTTTCCCCGCTTGCTCCCGATCTTGATCGGGAAGTGACGCCGCACGTAGTCACGAATTTCTTTCGATGCGCCCTTTTCCGCGTTGGACGCCTCGGCTGCTTCTTCGGTTGGGAACTCATTCCCGAAGTCGTCTTGGTATCGCAGGATTGGTTGTGCCATTTGTTTCTCCTTATGCCAACGGAATCAGGTCGGAGCCGTGGAACCACCCGCTATCAGTCCGTCCGTCTGCCGCAGTGTACAAAACAAGATACAGCGGGTTGGATTCACGGTACTCGGCCCGCCCCTCAACGTCCCCAACTTCATCCACCCCACGTTTCAAGGCCACACGCTGGCCGAGTTCAAATTCAAAAGTTTTCATAGTTTCTCCTTGTTACAGCGCGAGCAAAGACGCCCGCAAATCACTGTCGATGTTGTCCGCCTTGGTCAACAACCAGTTCACGTAGTCCTTCGGGAGTTCGCTCAGGTTCTTCCCACGGTGCTTCCCGAAACTCATCTTGTGGATCTTCCTCGGGATGTTCTGGATGTGCATCAGCTCAGGCAATCCGCACTCGGCGTCCTGGCACATGCGCTTGACCAGTTGCATGAGGACGTTCACGTCTTCGTCGGCCGAGTGCGCCCGGTCATGGCAACCGTCAAGGCCCAGGTAATACTTCAGGGTGGTGAGCTTGTGGTTGTCAGCTTCCGGGTAGATGACGCGGGCCGCTTTCATGGTGCAGAGTGTGAGCGGCTCGCGCATCCACGGAGCGAAGTGGACGATGTCGAAGGCGGCGTTGTGGGCGACGAGAACCCCGCCCTCTACATCAAGCGGATAGCCCGCCTCTTCCATGAACTCGCTGATCGTCGGGGAGTCCGCGACCATCGCTTCCGTGATGCCGTGTGCCCCCATCGCCCCCGGTTGAATCGGCTTCTCGGGATTGATCAGGCTGTAGTGCCGACTGACCTCGTTGAAGTTCTCGTCAGTTTCCACCCACGAGATTTCGACGATACCCGCGTCCTTACCAAGACCTGTGGTCTCGGTGTCTCCAAAGATGTATCGGTGCATTGTTTGTCCTTGTTGTTATTGTTCGGACCTACTCAACTGCTCTCGGCCCTCCCACGAGGGGTCCCCGAACGGACGCTTGAGGGTTCGGCCTCTTATCCAAGAGCATGTGAGTAGGCCCCGGTTACGAACCAGACTAGCTGGATTTCCGGGGTTCGAGAAACGGGTGGCGGTCTCGAACCGTTGATCAACTGCGATCCACCATGCCTGACTTAGCAGATTACCCTGTCAGTTCGGGGTTTCCCTGTAGAAGCAGGGTCGGAAGTATCCCGCGCTGCGGGACGCATCTGCAATACGCTAGTGTGTTCAGGTTGCTTTCGGAGCCGCAAAGTCGAAATTCGTATAGTCCCCGCTCTTGCCTTCAAGGGCAACAGCGGTGACCTCGACATCTTCCAGTACGCCGACCCGGCCTTCAGACTCGGCACGGCCACGCTTCCCTTGGAAGTAGCCGAAGTTTGAGGCAGAGGTCTTCGACAACTGGACCCGAACATCCCACGAATCGTCATCGGGGGCGACGGTGCCAAACTTCTCGGACCAGACCACACGACCCCACAGGCCGACATAGGGTTCGACGTGGGCCTTGGAATAGCCTTCCGCCTTCAAGATGCGGCCGCTTGATCTGATACTGCGATGTCGTCGA